ATGGGTGGAAGGAGTGATGGAAAATCGAAATCCAACACCCCGGCCTATGTCCTGACGGGGAGGGTCCCAGAGGTCTGGAGAAAAGGGGTCCCCGGCCCTTGCTCTGAGGGGGAGGGTCCCCTAGTCTGTGTCGTGGGGACCGTCGGCCGGATGTCGTTCGTCGGGGTCCCCCTGATCGGCGGGACGGTGCGGATGCAGGCTGGCGGACGAGAGCATGGCGGGCCTTTTGTTAAGGTTAACGCGGGGAGGGGATTTGTTAAGGTTAGCGGATTGGAAGGTTTCGTTAAGGTTAACGCGGCCGGCATTTCTGTTAAGGTTAACGCCGGGAGCGATTTCGTTAAGGTTAACGACCGCCCGAATGTTCCCGAACGGGGTCATTTCGGTCAGATTCGGGCGGTTTTTACGCTAATGTTCCCGAACGGGAGCATCAAAATGGCCTCGATCCATAATAACCGCAAGGCAAAATGGCCTCGATCCATAATTTTTGATTGGATGACCGGCTCAGCGGTGGCCAGCGCCGGTCATCTTCTTCGTCCCGCGACGGGCCTTCTGCTTGGCCCATTTCAGATATTGCGAGGTGGCGTCCACTTGGTCGTCATTCTTGCCGTTAGGGAAGGCCACGAGTTCCTTCTCATAATCGGCAAGCCACTTGGCGCTCTCCGGCAAGAAGACCTGCCCGGCCTCGAACATCGGCGTCACTTCGTCGAAACGGAACGACTTGCTCGCGGTGCCCACCTCGATTGGGATCAGCGCGGTAGGAGCACCGCCATTCGCCTTCAACTGGCAATAGGCCAGACCGTTGCCCTTGGCTTCGACCAGCAGGGCGTCGGCGTCGTAGCGCTTCACCACGCGGGCGATCTCGGACGACAGTTCGACCAGTTCCATTCGCTTGCGGATCACGTCCACCAGATAATGGTTCCGTTTGAGGTCTTCGATCCAGACCGTGATGACGGTGTAGTCGCTTCGCTCCTTGTCCGTGTTCGCGGCGTCAACCGAAACCACGGTGCGACGAATCTGGTTCTGCGTTCCCTTCTCAGGATCGGCCTTGGCCGGCGGATGGGTGTAGCGCTGGAACCATTCAGCATCGACCGCGCCGCCACTCACGTCCATAGGCGTGCCCTGATACAGCGAGTTCCACGACGCGGAAGTCATATCGCTTCTGAGATTTTCCAATGCGTCGAGGTCGTAAACCTCTGGCCACAATGCTTCGCCGGACGCCCGGCCTAGAATATCGTTGTCTTCTTCGGCGATGGCGGGGAGATTAATAATTTCAAAGCGGTATTTTTTGCGTTTTCCCTCTTTTTCCTCAAGAGAATCAATGAGTTGGTCCGCAAAATCTTTTTCTATTTTTTCTTGCTCTTCTCTTTTTTCCCGTTCTTCGCGATCTGAGATGCGTCCGCAGAGGTCGTCAGAGTGCCAGCGGGTCATAATAATGCCCAGCGGGGAACCCGGCAGAAGGCGCGTGGAGAAGTCGTCTGAATACCATTTGAACGCGGTGTCGCGGATCGTCGGGCTTTCAGCGTCCTTGCGGCTCTTGTAGGGATCGTCCACCATACCGTAGTGACCACGGAAGCCGGAGATACCCTGTCCGACACCCTTGCCGACATATTTGCCCTTACCATTGGTCAGTGCCCAATAGTCCATGGCGCGCATGTCGTGCTTGATCTTGATGTCGGGGAAGACGCGCTGGTAATCCTCAGACGCGATGATCTGGCGAACGGTTGCACCGATTTCCTTGGCGACGAAGTCCTGACTGTGCCCGGCTTGCAGGAACTTCTGCTTCGATCCGAACTTGCCGAACCACCACGCAGGGAAGTGGTGCGACGAGTGGGTCGATTTACAGTGCCCCGGAGGCATGGACAGCATGAAGCGCATGGTCTCCTTGGAAGCGGAGGACATGAGCAAGTCTCCGATGAGTTTCTGGTGCGGCGACATGGTGTAACCATTCTCGCGCTGCATGAACTCATAGAAATCGTGGTAGCTCTCGCGCGCCAGTTCGATCCAGACTTCGTCCAGTTCGGCCTCGGCGAAGTCGATCGTCTTATCGAGCGTGGTTAGCTGCGTGTCGAGATCGTCGGACTGACTAAGCGTCCGAAGTGCTTGGTAGTCGTGGGGCGAGAGGGTTGTCTGCTTGCGGACTGCTTCCTCCACTCGCGTCTGCAAGGACTTGAGTGACTTGACCGATGAGTGCAAGCGTGTTTTGCGGTCCCGCTTGCTTTCCGCTAGTTGCATCTGCTTGTGCTTTCTCGAACATTTTGAGGGCATCGCCCATCATCTTGAGGCATTCATTGGCGGCCTTGTATTCGCCGGCCGCCTGAGCGAACTTCACATTGGAAGCCATCATGTCCATGACACGTTGGAAGGTCCAAGCAGCCACTTCGACAGCGCTTTCGGGACTGCCTGCGGCTTGCTTTCGGAGAATGTCGAACTCCACGCTTTTGCGCTCGATCTCCGCACGCAATTCTTCCACCCGTTGTTTCACGAGCGGCTGGCTGGCGAGGGTGCTGGCGTTCGAGCTTGATGGCTCGTATCCAGCGTTGGTGTAGGCATCTAGCTGCGTGCAGCCTTCGGCGAGGAACTTGGCGAAAAGCTCCTGCTTCTTGTTCAGGTAGGTTTGGGCCATTACTTGGGTGCCCCTTTTCTCTTGGGGAGGGTCCCGTTGATGAGACCGAGGTGGAAGGGTTGGGTGGGCTGGTGGCCCAACAGGATCGCGGAATAGAGGGCGATCAGAGCGGACTCGGCCCGGCCATGATCCATCTTGCGGGACCAGCCGGCGGTGCAATTCGGGAAGAGGAGCGAAGCGCGGTGCTTGGTCTGCTCCTTGTCGGCCGGGCACTGCATGTGCATCTTCCACTTGGCCGGGGCGACCGAAGCCATGGGGATGTCGAGGCCGGCGGCGATGCCGAGGGCGATGCCAGTAACCTTACCGAAGGTGAACGCGCCGACATGACCATCGTTCGGCGTCGATTGCACGTTTTCGATCGTGCAGTAGTCGAGCGGGAAATGCGAAAACGCCGCGACGTAGCCATCCACGTCGCAGCGCTTGCGTTCTTTGTCCCCGACCTTGACGATCAGAGTGGGGGTGTCCCAGAGGTGAAGCTGGAAATCTTGGAGATCGAGGACCGCGAGTGCCCCGGTCAGGCCGGGGTCGATCCCACCGATGAAGCGCATGGGGAGACTTTGAACAGAGGGATGACATTCCCCTCTCTGGTCTCCAGCACCGGCGGGCCGCCGGTGAAGAAGAGATCAAGTTCTCGGTAGGCGTCGAGGTAGCGGAGGATTTCTTCCACCGGTTCGACCACCGGGAGCTTCCTGCCATCGTCCAGAAGGATTTCGGTTGCAGGTAGAAGGGAGCAGAAGTCGGACTCTACACCACTTTCCTCCACTTTGTCAAGCAATGACTTGACAACAGCGATTTTGTCAATGTCAATCGAGACTGTCAGTGTTTCGATCGAGTCGGGCCGCCGGATCGGGACGGTGACCGGGAAGCTAAACACGGCGGCACTCCTCCGGGGTGGTCGGCCATGGCTCACCTTCCTCCGGGTAGAGAAACGGCGCAACGACAAGCATCCCGTTCGAGCCGACGGCGACCCACTCCTCGTTCCCGTAGGTGAAGACCTCGACCGAGAAGCGGATTTCGTGCTGTGGGGTCAGTGCGTGCAGATCGTCATATTCGGCCGGTGGTGGGATCAGCTTCATGGGAGCCACCCACGACAGCCGCATCGTCGGACCGAAGCCGCGATGGTAGCGACTGAAACCCAGATGCTGCCAGAAGATTGCCGCCAGTGCTTCGCGGCTGGTCGGCGGTAGCTCAGCGGTAAACAAGATAGTCCTCCAGCTTGATGTCCGCGAGTTGGTGGAAGCCTTCCCATGGGAAGGGGTGAATGATGACGCGATGACCGCAGACGAGTGATGCGAACACCGTGCCGCCGAGCATCGCGTCTTCCAACGTGAAGGTCAGCGTGACCGGTCGGATTGGGAAGGGGTCGATCCCGTCCTCGTCGTCAGGCTCGCGGGGATAGGAGATCGCGCTGCGGGCGGGGAAATAATCGACCACCACCTTGCGGCGCTTGGTCGCAGCCATGATCTGAGGGACGCCAGCCAGCGCAGCCGCCTCCACCAATTCGGCGAAGGGTAGCTCCCGGCTCATGTGTTGGAACCCAGCGCGCGGATCATCGCGGCAGTGACCGGGTCGCAATCTGCGTCGTCGAGCAGGGCGACCAGTTCCGAGTAGGGAACATAGTAGCTCAGCGCGCCTGCCTTGATACCAACGATCGGATCGCGGGTGAGGGAAGGTGTGCTGTCATAGCTGACCCAGCGCGAATAGCTGATCGAGGTGATCGTGTGCTTGGGAAGCTCGACGCTCTCGAAATAGAGGTCTTTGGCGTTCGGACCGAGTTGATGTTCGTCGATCGCGATGAGAGAGGGGATGTAGTCGGTCGGGGCGGTCTTCGCGTTGTAGACCAGCCGATACCCGTGGGTGAGCATTGATAGGGAACTCCGTGGCTTGAGGGCCTATGGTCAGCCAGAAGATACCCAATGTCAAGGGAAAATGGCGGTCAGGGAGGTTTGTAAAAATTACTGAAAAATCTAATAAAACTGGTTGGACCGCTAACCCACGGTAATCCGCCGTCGTTTACGGAAGGTTCCCTACTATATTATATATTTACATATTTTTAATAATAAAGTATATAACCAAGAACCTTCGCATAGGGCCTCACCGGTCAGAACGGGGCGATCAGGGCAGACCTAATTCGTGGCTGGGCTGAATAAAAACGAAACGTAAAAGTTGGTGGCGGCTCAAAAAAGCCCGGTAAAATCGCTGTAACCCGCAGAAAACAGCCATTTCTACACCATCACTCGTCCCTTATCACCTCCTCTAATTACCTCTCCATCACGCCCAAATCGCAAAACCCCACCCCGCCATCACGCCCATCACGCCATCTCGATCCCCTCCATCACGCCTCCTCGGCATCACGATCATCACGCCATCACGATCATCACGCCATCATGGCCGTCACGTCAAAATGACACCCGAATATCCCGACAAAATGTCCAATAAAAAATAAAAAGACACCCGGCGGCCCCTGAAACCCTTGGAAATCCGTCGCTTTCACCTTCCACCACTTTTTCTAACATTTTGGATCGTTGACAATTATCGCGTGATGCACCATCATGTGAGAATGACCACACCAACCAGCCATACTGACGCTGCCGACTCGCAGACGCCCGCCGCCGTCCCTGATGTGCCCTTCACCAGCCGCTCCGGTGCGCTACCCAACGAGCGCGTGATGATCACCACGGGCATCTTCTATGTGATGGAGCACGACGGCCCCATCCGCTTCTGGATTCACGCGCGCACCTACAACAAGCGCCCGGTCGCTGGTGGTCCCAAGCGCGTTCGCGGCTTCAACGAGTATGACAAGGCCGTGCGCTTCATGCGCCGGGCGACCAAGGACGCGATCGCCGCTGATCCTGCCGTCCGCAAATGGTTGGCCAGCTATGAAGGTGTTGAGGCCAACAATGCCGCCGGCATCCAGAACTTAGACCCTGTGCCCCCTCGCAAGCGTGGCCGGCCGGTGGGCAGCAAGAATGCACCCAAGCCGCAGAAGCCGGGACCGAAGCCCAAACCGCCCGAACCGAAGAAGCGCGGACCCAAGCCGAAACCCCAGCCGCCCGCGCCGATCGAGCATCCGCCCGTGTCCTTGACCGCGCTGGTTGATCGCTTCCGCATCGAGCCGGAGCTTTCCAACCCGATCGCACAGGTCTGGCGCTGCGTCTCGAACACGGCTCCTGCTCGTGGCCGCCGGGCGCGCACCGGGAACAACCAGACCGGCGACCTTCCGCACCTGATGGGGAGCTACCTCATCACGCACTATGACCGGGGCGTCTATTCGGCCGCCTCGGATGAAGACGGCGTGGCCTATATCTATCCGACGTGGATCGACGCGGAACGGGAGGCCAAGTTCTTTTACGAGCAAGCGCCGGAACCCAAGCTGCCGATGGAAGGGATCACCCACTACCGGGTCGATCATGTTGAGGTTCACCTGACGCCCGCCATCCACGACGGCCGGCCCTATTCGCTGTTCGACACGCGGGTCTGTGCATATGTGCGCGACGGGCGCGGATACAAGTCCTACACCCGACTCGACAGTGCAAAAGAAGCGGCAAACGAATATGCCGACCTCGCGCCCTTCTCGGTGCGGCTGGCCCGCGCGCTGGTGGAGACGCCGGAAGAGAAGGCGAACCGCGAGCGCCGCGAGGAACTGGAAGCGATCGAAGCCGCCCGCGCCCAAGAGGAACGCGACCGCCTCTATGAAGAGGAGATGGCTGACCTCGCGCGCCGCCGGGCGAACGCGCCAGAGCGCCGGTTCCTGACACCGGAGGAGATCGCGATCGAGAAGGCCAAGCGCGTGCAGATCATCAACCCGACGCCGGAGCAGAAGCTCGCCGCCCGCCGGGCCAAATATGTGCGCCGGTCCTATTCGGATCGGGAAGCGCGCGCCCACCGGCAGGCGGCGTCTGATTCGTAGAATAAGTGGTTGATCGAATCACATCACGCGGTTATGTCCGTCTCAACGAAACAACAGGAGGACACATGAAATCCGAAGATATGGACCGCGATCAGTTGCTCGAACTGGTTGCCCGCCTGCGCGATCGCGTTGGTCTGCTGACGGCCGAGAAGAACGGCCAGCGGAAGGAATATGAAACCCGGATGGCTAATCTCCGGTCGGCCAAGCGTCTCGCAAACAAGCGCGCCGACGCGGCCGAGGAAGCTATGCGTGGCATGGCCGCCCAGATGCAGAACCTGATCGCATACAAGACGCCGGCCGGTGCCGTCGTCTGGGAACTGCTGCGCCGCTGGGTCAAGCGCTATGAGGCTGTGCCCGCATGGTCGGCCGAGCGCGACATGCAGATTCTCCTCGACTCCCGCGCCGTCCTTGCTGAGCACGAGAAGGCGGCGGCCTGATGTTCGGCTTCTTCAATCGCAAGCGGCCGGCCGCGCCGGTGACGCAGGTCCTCGTCGGCCTGACGCCGGAAGCGACCTCAGTTGCCATGAACGCGATCCGCCAGTCCATGGACAACATGGCGGAGCAGGAGGAGCAACTGCGGCGCGACGCCAAGGAACACCACGAGCGGGCCACGCAAGCGGAAAACAACGCACGCGATATGCGGCGCTATGGTCGCCGCTGCACGGATGAAGCCGATGCCCTTGCCCAGAAGCGCGCCGCGCTCGCTGAAACGCTCAAGATCGGGGGATAGCATGAACGACAAGGAATTCCTCACCATGGTCGCTTCCCACTGGCCATACACCCGCGACTGGATGACGCCGGGAGACCTCGAAGCCGAGCGCCAGCGTATCCGTGACATCGCCGATCGCCTCACGCCGGCCGACCAGACGCCCGAAGACATCTTCCATGCCGGATACGAGGCGGCTCTGCGCCACACAAGCGGAGGCACGCGCC